TTTATCGAGCTTAAGCTGAGCACGGATCATCTCCTGCTGAGCTTCAAGTAACTTATCGGAATCACCCGAGTCGTAGGCTTCTTTATAGTTACGGCTGGCTTTATCGACTTCCATCTCAGCGCTAGACTGATATGTAGAAATAAGCTCTTTTTCGCCTGATTGCAGGACGTTTTTAAGCTTACGGTTCTCGTCAAGAATACGCTGTGCAACGGCTAAAGCCTCTTGTTGCTCACGTAATGCAGCCTCTTTCTCCCTACGCTCGTCGTGCCAAGCCTTCTTGTATTGCTTAAATTTAAGCTTTACGTTATGGGAGTAATCTTCAGAGTCGTCGGCTTTCTCCAAGTCCTCTCTAATAGCCTCTGGAAGGGGTTCTACAAACCGGTCTTCAGGAGGAGTATCGTCTTTTACGTCTACTTTAATTTCAACGTCGTCACCCTCAATGGAGATATCAAAGGTATCTTCGGGTTTACCCTTATCATCCTGTTCATCGGGGAACTTATAGCTATCGCTAAATTTAGGCATGTGCGCTCCTTATTTGCGTTTTATGCCGCGTGGATCGTCAACAATACCTTCGACGGAATCATCGTTGATGATGCGGAACTCTCTACCGTGGATGACTAATCGTGAGCCAGCGTAGGGCCGGACCAAAATAAAGTCGCCTTGTTTACACCAAGGTCCCGTTGGGAACTTTGTTGTATCTTTGTAACAGTCTGGGCCAAGCTCAACTACAAACAAGACCGTTGTGAGGGTCTCTTCGTTGCGCATGGTTTCGTCTGCTTTTATCAAACCAACTTCGCTCTCTTCAAACTGCTTTTCCGCTTCCGGAATTGCGCAAAGAATGCGATAGCCTGACGGCTTTGGTAGTTGCTTTGCTTTCTCTTCCGCTTTTTTGTGCATCAGTGCTGATAGATCAACAACCTTGCTCAAGTCCAGCGTAGGTAAATCACTCATCCGAGTTCTCCAAGTTTTTTGTCAGGTCTGTAATGTTTCTGCGAGCTGTGAGTAGACCTGTGATGACCCCACATTTATTGCAGTACTCCTCGTAAGACTTAGCAGATTTGGCTCCTAAGTCTTCTTCGATTTGTTTGATGCTTGCATCAATTTGCTGGACCAAAAGGTCCAACGCTTGTTTAGTTTGGTACATCAGTCACCCCCCTTTGGTTTCTGCTGTTTTGATCTGCTGTCCATATTCATGCGGGCAATCCTCTCTTGATTAGCCAGCATCATCTGGTGCTTCTGTAGCTCCATGCCGGTTGTAAAGCCCGCCTGCTCATGCGTGTGATCACGTTGCTGTTTGTCAGCCTGCGCTTTCATCGCAATCTTTACACCTTCAGTCTCCTGCTGTGCATTGATCCGCTCACGCTCGATCTGAAGCTGGGCTTGCTTGAGCATGACATCAGCCTGATCTTTAGCCGCTTTACGCTGCTGCTCAGCTGCCTTAATCTGAAGCTCTTGCTGCTGCAACTGAATGAGCGGATCTTCTTGCATCTGCTGATTCTTTCTCTGTTGAGCTTGCTGTTGAGCTTGTTGTAAGAGCTGCTGAGCCGCTTGCGCTGCCATCTGAGACACCTGCACCTCCATCTCTGGAGACATATCAACTTCATCCGCGTCTTCGTTGTATGGAGGCAACGTTTGGCCCATGGCCTGCTCAATCTGCTTGCGCATCTCCATACCTAAATGTTCAGCAATGTGAGCTGAGCCTGCGGCCATAAGCTGCTGCGCCAATTGAGGACTTTGTCCGACCATCTGTTGGATACGAGGATCTTGAGCCATGGCCATGTGAACAGCAATGTGGGCTTGGTGATCTTGGTACAAGAACGCTTTAACAGGCTTGTTATTGAGCATGTTCTGGTTCTCTGTAACAGGGTCACGAGGTTTCATGTCGTCATGGATCGGTACAAGCTTCTGGTAGTTCTTGATACCCAACACGTCAAGCATCTGACGATGCAAGAGAGGTAAGTCATACAACTGAGGAGCCGTCTGCGCAAGCTGCAGCGCAGCCTGATACTGAACAACTTTCTGAGCCATCGTCGCAGCGTTGGGATCACTTACTGGGATGATGTCAACTTGATCGTAGTCAGACTGCTTAGCACGACGCCCACCTTCTTCTGGCTCATAACTGTATGTAGGTGGCGTATAGTCACGGATGATTACTTTCAAGAGCTTAAACTCTTGCTTCATTGAGTAGTGAATGCGAGACTGAACAGCACTCATCGTCTTGAGTTGACGCTCGAGAATAGCTAACGTAGTGCCCACAGGTGCTTGAGCACTCATGTCCGATGTCTGTAACTCAACCGCGCCCGCAAACTTGCGACCTTCATCAATGATCTGATTGAGCAACGCCGCCAAGACCTGTGATGGCTCCTTGTATGGCAGGGGCATGATGTTGTCACGCATCGTACCGCTAGGAACGTCTACATCACGGAACTCGCCCGGGGAGATTGGGGTGTCATCACCTTTGGTGCGAAGTCCTCTAGTCTTAAAACCACCGGGGAGGTTTGATAAAGTTCCAGCGTCAACCAACTGACGAAGAATAGAAGTACCAGATTTAGCAAAAGCACCAATAAGATGGACAAGGCCAAAATTATAAAAACCGAACCCGGGAATGTAACCGTAGTGAACAAAGTGCGTGCGCTTTTGGCAGAGGTCGTCGTCCGGTTCCCAGTTGCGGCGGATCGCAAGGATGTTCGTCGTACCCTTCTCAATCGTGACGATGTATGGGAGCGCAATCCCCGTCTCTTTGCCTGTGTCTTCGTCTTTGTGCTCATATCCTTTGAGGTCTAGATCGACCTGTATCTCCAAGAGTTTGAAACGGTCATCTTGCGTTGCACGAAAGCCCATCTTCTCTGCAATACGCTTCTCAACTTCGTCCATCGTCTGGGTGGGCTCACCCAAGTCAATATCACGATAGAAACCTTCATGCTGCAAGCGTTTTAGATCATTCTTGTTCTTACGCATGACGTGCGTGATACGTTCTGCATCAGCAAGACTTGAAGCACCGTAAGGCACGACCACATCTTCTGCTGGCGCATACATAGACACCTGACGACCAAGAGATGGGTCATAGTAAACCTTCTTGAACGCGTTACCAGCAAGGCCCAAGCCCCATAGCATGCGCTCATGCTCGGGACGATACTCTTTCATCACGTCAGTAAGCTGATAGTTCATGTCTTCTTGAACTCGCTCCGCCGCGTCTTTCTTCTCTGGGGTTTCTTTGCCGATGATCTTTGTCTTAACAGGACCAGCCGCAGGGAATGTCTCCATCATCGTCTCAGCTTGGAACTTCACAACCGCTTCAGTCAAGAGCGGGTGATAAACACCGCAAGCACCTTGCCATGGCTCTGTACGTTCTTCAATTTTCAAGCCTAATAACTCAAGACCGTCAACGTAAGTTTGTACCCAATCTTTGCGGGCAGACACATCCGCCTCAAAGTCGCCGATCAACTCGCTGGCAAGTGATGCAAGGATGTCATCAGGGATGTCTTCGGCTAAGTTCTTACTAAACTCGTCATCGTCCTCTTCTGGCTCAATCTCGATCTCTACGTCCCCTGCTTTAATGCGCACTGCCTCGGGGTCTTCAATCTCAATCTCGATTGGCTCCTCTGCTTCTCCCAACTGATCAAGTCCTTGAGGAGCCTCGTACAGAGCTTTGTCCATATTTGTCGCCATGATGTATCCTTAGTAATACGCAGCTTTTTTGCGATACTGTTTTAAAAAATTATCTTCCGGCTCGTCTGTCGGAAGTCGTAAAAACCCACCCTGACGGAATCTTAACAGCGCAAGCGTTGTCGAGTCCACCAAGTCGTCGTTAGTGCCAGCTGGAAAGTCGTTGCACTCTTCTATTACTTCCTTAGCCCACCTGTGGTCTGGTGCATACACGATGCCGGACGCAAATAAGTCAGACACTGCGTTCACCCGCGCTATTTTGTCTTGTCCTTTGCCCGGAGTAAACTCCCCTACAGGCACGCCCATGCGCCTAAACTCCTGATACAGAGCCGATCCGTTGGATTTCTTCTCTACCATGAACGCATCTGGCTGCCATTCTCTGTACTCCTCAAGCACCAGCTTCTTAAGCTCTGGATACTCCATCCTTTTCTTGATGGCATTGAGCAATATGATGGCAAAGTTGTTAGTTTCTTCGTTATAAAACACACCCCACGTCGTTAGTGCGTTATAGTCGGCCCTATTAGTGGCTTCTTGTGCAGCATCAAGCGACATAATGATGAACTCGCATTCGGGAGGGTCATCCTTTTCCCAAATTTGCCACCATTCACGTTTAATCAGTGCCCCTTCCTCTGAAGTAGGCTTCTGCATGTACTGTGCGTTCCAATAACGGATGTCCAGAGCAGCTTTTTTAGCCAATAACTCCTCAACATCCCAGAATTCTGGCCAGAGCGCTTCTCCGTCGTCTTTAATTGCAGGGAATTCGACCACTTCCCACGGATCTACGTCTTCATTTCGTTCAGTTTGCTGAACAATCATGCCCGTCAGGTCTAATTTAGACCAACGAGTCATCACTATGATAATAGCGCCACCTGGCATAAGACGCTGAAGAGGACCAGATTGAAACCACTCCCAAGCAGGAAGAAAAACATCAGGTCTACCCGTTTTGGCCTCTTGTTCAGAGTGTGGATCGTCAATAATGAAAAGGTCAGCACCCCTACCAGCAAGAGCGCCCCCAACACCAATAGCAAAATATTCGCCATTAAAGTTAGTCCCCCATCTTGATGCAGATTTAGAGTCAGACTGAAGCTCTACTTGCGGAAATATTCCCTTATAAGCTTCCGATCCAACGAGGTTACGCACACGACGGCCAAAGTTAACAGCCAGATCCGCCGTGTGAGACCCCATGATAATCTTTTTCTGTGGATACTTACCCAAAAACCACGCCGGTGCAAGATAGGATATGAGCTCAGACTTACCATGCCTAGGAGCAATATTAACAATTACGCGTTTTTTCTTACCAGCAGCAATATCTTCAAAGATTTGAATAAGTTTAAGGTGGTGAGGCCCCACTTTATATCCTGGGTAGACATGATTGATGAAGTCAAGAAAGCTCTCCTTACCCATATTCTGGGTCATCTGTGCATCATACTGTTTCAGCAGCTCAAGCGTGCGTCTTCTCTGCTTGTCAGGCATAGCTGAAAAACTTTGTCGTATCTTAAAGATGTCTTCAGGCGTCAGTTTTTGCATCTTGCTTTATTATTTCGCGGGCTTCCACGTCAATGACCTTACCTTCTAAGCTTTGTAAGGTCTCTAAAAGTTCTTTTTCTACCTCTTCGGCGGTCATAATTTTGTGTGTAACTTCAGAACGTTTCTTAAACGCGTCTACACCATCTACTTCACCTAATTTAGACAGTGCTGTAACCCTTACTTTTGGGTCTTTTGCGTTTTCTACCTCGGCAACTAGTTTATTTACCACATAAAGTTTTAGATCGGACAGCTCGTCTACGATCGATACGTTCATCTGCGCGACCATACCTGCAAGAAACGCTAATGTTTCGTTGGGGTATTTAGCAAATTCTGGTCTGTGAGTAGGGTCTGACGCCATCTTACGAGCTAGTTCTGTAGCTTGCGTGGCGTTATCTTTAGTGAGGGATATCTGCTGACCCGTAAGGTCAGACATTAGTTTGATGACATTGGCCCGCATCTGCAGTTCTTCAGCGGGCGACAGATCAGGGAACGCCTCTTTAGCGTTCTGTGGCAGAGGAATGTTCTCCTCAATGTGCGGTACTAATTCATCCATGTCAGCGAAGGCTCCTTCGGCAGTTGTGGGAAATGTAACACATAAATATATCTTTGTGCAAGGGGAGGTTAGGAATCCTACCCGGGGGGTGTTTTTAAAAAGTTTCTGCGAGACGGTCAGGTGTAATTCGATAGGGGGTGGGGGTGTGTTTCGGAGTACCCGGGGTGTGTAATTGGACAGGTTGGACAGGATGTTCGGCATTTTGGGGTAATTGTTTGCGTGTTGCCGCTGTGTAATTCAGATTGAGCCAGAAGAGGGCGATGATGAGTTTAGTAAAAACTTAGCTGAAGAGATCCCTGATGATGTTCTTGCCACACTTGCTAGCGAGTTGATTGGCGATTATGAGTCTGATGTATCTGCCCGTAAAGATTGGGTGCAGACTTACGTTGATGGCCTAGAACTATTAGGTTTGAAGATTGAAGAAAGATCAGAGCC